GTTTCCCAGTCACGATCCTCAAGCCCTTTTATTTTGACTCGGATTTTGGCTAGTGTGGTCATATCACTACATCTAAATTGTTAACCGCTGTCGTCTTTATTACATCGTTCTCAAGATTCTTCTGCTCTCCTTGAGCTAGGCTTTCTAAAGTCTCAGCACGCGTTTTATCTGTCTCTGCTTCAGTCTGAGGAACCTCAGCAGTAGTCTTAGCAGCTTGAGCCTGTTTAAGTACAGCTTCTCCCTGTGTTTTAGCTATTTCAGCTGCTTGACCTTCAAACTGCAGTTGCGCAATAGCCGCTTGTTGCTGTTGCTGCTCAGGTGTAACCTCAGGAGGAGCCAATGCTTCCAGTAATTTCTGCTTATCTGTGGCCTTAATAGGCAGATACTGCACCACAATTGGGTAGATATTTTGCCCCAAAAGAGCCAATTTATCAGCTAATTCCATCATGATTTGAGTAGTTTCTTGTCTTTGGGTAGCTGTTGTCGGAGCTTCTCCAATATCAACATCATATTCCTCAACCAATCTCTCTTGAGACAATTCCTCAAATCTAGGTGCTCCATCATCTCCCAGAATCTTTACTAATCTTCCTTCAGAATTTTCAGCTAACATCTTAATAAATGTAACCATCAAACGTGCATGCTCTTTCTGATAGAGAACTATACTATCAAAGTAGCATGCCAGCGTACTCACTACCTGATTTATACGCTGGGTCTCAAGTAGGGCGCTCACCTGAGAGCTTTGTGCGCTTCCTAGGAATTCTTTATTTATGCCCGTAACCTCTCCCATAGACTCATTGGAAATAGCATAGATATTCTCATATCCATTAGGAAGTGACGCGTTAGCCTTCGGCGCAATTTGGCCTCCTGCAATGGCACCATCATTCACCTTGATAGCACTACGTGTAGTTGCCCATTGCTGTTCAAATCTTGCCGGATCTTCCACAGCAGATTCCTCATACATGACACCGCCCTTGGAATTGGAGGCAATTACATAGAGCATTTCAGTTAGAGACTTATTAGCATAGCGCGCCGGATGCTTTAAGGATGCAACCATACCAAACCAACGTTCGTTCTCATGGTCATAATCACCAGTCTTGAACTTTATCGTAAAACCCTGCTGGTCGGGAGAGCGGAACTTAAGCAGGATCTTCTCCCCCGTTATAACAGCAGTATAGTAGACACGCTTCTGGTGGACTTGATAATCCACATCGATATCAAATTGTTTAAATGCTGCTTCCATATCAGTGCGAATGGAAGGAGTCATCACTAGGAACTCAGCAAAAGGATCAAATTCAAAGTAATCTTCCTGCGTCTGATCATCAGCAGCTTCTTCACGCTTCAAACGCATTGTCTCCATGAGAAGACCAAGCTGATTCACAACAAAAGGATCTGTAAGCTCAAAAAGAGGATTCTTAGCACGATAATATGTTTGTAACTCCCACCACTGGTAATAGAAAACCTCAACCAGATCCTCCTCAGTTACTCCCACTCCTAGTGCGATCTTATCGTACAGCCCTCCATCAGGATTATACACAAATTGCGTCTGTTCTCCTTTATAGCTTTCAAAGTCTTCCGGCTTAGAGCCCCGGAAGCGCTTAACTGCTTCATCACGACTAAACTTCTTACGTCTAAAGACCCACCTAGAATCTAGAAGATTTGGCTCACGTGACTGAGGATCCCAATATATATCATCAAACTGCACATTCTCAGCGGCAATCTCCCCGTCAGGATTAAGCTCGTATACGACATTTGTATCCAACGCCCCATATCCCGTGATAAGCATCTCACGATCCTGTGCGCTTTCTAAATGATCCATATTGGCATTTTGGCGTGCGTACTCTGATAAAGAATTAAGATAATTAGAAAACTCTATTTGCTGAAGATTGTCGAATATACGAGCGAGATACTCTGGCTTACGTCTAAGTTGAATCATAAAGCCAGTAACAGCATCCACGTAAGGTTTTACTTTATTGAAAACCACCATCGCGCGACGGCTCTTATCTGTGACTGTAGCAGTGTAAGCCATTTGATCGCCAGCATAAAATGCGTGATCATTTCGAGCTTCAGTATGTTGTTCTTCAAGAGAGCCTTCCGATATGTGGCGATGTTTATCCCATTGCTTTAATAACTTTTTGTCGCTTTTAATAGGCATTATTTCACCATGTCATTATATCGTTTTCATCAAAATCTTCTGCGTACAGATCTTTTAGGGTTTGACCACCCTCTAGATAAACGGTACCAACCTTAGGAAATCTAGCACCAAGGTCTTTATCTAATATACGAGCAAAGGCGTCAAGCATATCATCATGACGACCCACGGGGAAAACGGTAAGCTCTTCTTTTATAAACTTTTCTACAAGCTCATAAGAATTTCCGTCAATACTATCATACATAATTTGTCTTGGCAAGTATACACGTGCATTCTCAAAAAGAGGTATTAACTTGCGTATTCTGTCTTCTTTTTTTACCGCCCCTTTTACTTCTACAATCCTAAATCTGTAATTCCTCTCCTCTTGCTCCTTCTTGATATAAAAACTATCTGTCATCATTCCGTACTGCTCTATTGCAACCGTAGGAGCCTTTCTCGAAAGCTTGTTCCACTTCTGATGGAGTTCAATAAGCTTATTCACACGCTCGGTAGGGTTGAATCTGTCCCTGACTAAATCAAGCAAATAGTAATTATTATCTGGTGCCAGTCCTACTACCACCATGGCTGTATAGTCGGGATCTATTCTCTCCTGATTCTTCTTCGTGTTAGCTGGATCATACAAGATATATATATTCATGCCTACTGGCGTAAACTTACGGGAGAAATTATTATAATAAGTCAACCACTGAGCTTGGAACTCTCCTCCTCCCTCAGGCGTAGGACGTTGTAAATACTGGCCGACAAAGCCATACATTCCAAGTTCGGCTAATTTCTGGTCAAGCTCTTCTTCTCCCATCCTATCTTCTTGCAAATAGGAGTCTTCCTCATTAATCCATTTTCTATTATTCACCTGGATAATGGTGCGCCTTTCAAAGTAGGCAGGCAGAATTAGCTGTTCCCATCCTCCCTTCTCAATGAGGTGACCAGCTGGGTCATCTTCATGTAGCCGTTGCATAACAAGCAAAGCACGAGAGGTCTTAGGATCATTCTCACGTGTCAGAAATGTTTGGTCTATCCACATATTTGTGCCATTTCTCACCACATCTGATAGAGCTTCATCTGGCTTAACGGGGTCATCCATAATAAGAAAGTCTCCCCCTTCCCCCGTTAGAGATCCTCCTACCGATGTGGCCTTCCTATGCCCACGCTGTGTCGTCTGAAATTTCTTCTTCTCGTTCTGGTCTTTGGCAATTTCTGTATCGGGGAAGCATTTCCTATACCATGCGCTCTCAATTATAAGACGCGTATCTACACTATGCTTAACAGCAAGATCATGGCCATACGATGCGGTGATTATCTGTGCAGAAGGATTGCGTCCTAAGAGCCAAGCAGGCCACGCTACAGTACATGTAATAGACTTTAAGCTACGAGGAGGCATGTTAATAATAAGTCGGCGTATCTCTCCCCGCTCCATGGCTTGAAGATGTTCTATGATGCATTCTATGTGCCAGTTATGAATATACTCATGAGCCGGATCGACAGTATGAAAGCACTGCTGCGTAAATGCTACTTGGTCTGTAGCGAGCAAAGCAATGAGCTCCTCGTCTGTCATTTCAGTCATTCGGTTCCTCTATTTCTGCTACTGCTAATTCATTAATATCCACTTCTGCCGGGGGCTTATATCCCTTTTTCATCTTATATCCCTCAGGAGTATTGATATTTATTATTGTTTGACAGTATTCATCTTCAACGGCCGCGTTGCAATAAACCTGGTCCACAGAATAGGGAAGGTCCATTATCCCCCTTCCTTTACGGGTCCAATTGTAATTGAATAACTTTGCACATTGTCTTGCATAAAGGCGCGGCAACATTGAGCTATACCATTTGTTATCGTAGGTCTCGTTGCGAAAAACTCTTCTTGTGGACTTCTTAAAACCACACACAGGACAAAGAAAAAACGTCTTCTCCAAAATCAAGAGGGGATAGAAAGAATGTGCCTTTTCCTCAATCTCCACTCTCTTGGGGACACCGCATTTACACTTCTTCTTTCTTGTCATATCAGTCATTTATCTTTCCTAAGATCTTGTAGATATTGTGCAGCTGTGTATCTAGCCTACGTAACTGCCGTGCGAAATCTTCCATCAAGAAGATTGTAGCTTCAACAGTTTCTTTGGCTTCTCGTTCAAGTTCTTTTATATCGGTCATATTCCCCCATTTGTCACATTAATCTTGGCTAGACCCGTAAATATCAGCATTTACGTCCTATATCTTAGACACTTCTATTGAGTGCTTCATCATAATATTCGCCAAGACTTTCTCAAAATGATTCACTTCTTCCACATCTATCACTTTCTGAAGAGCTTCTGTGATTTCATTCATATGATACAGGACCAAATTCAGAGAGTTTTCCAGACTTTTGCACTTTCTTTGTACTTCTTTGCCTTCTTTAGATAGTATTTCCATTACTTTCTTTCCTTCTCTAATTGTCGGGTCAACTCCGCCACCTTCAAATGCAACATGAATTCCATCCCTGACATCTTGAATTCTATCTCATCAAACCAATAGGCACACTCATCCTCATCGTGAGTAAAACCAAGCATAACCTGCGCTGCACCACACTTGGCGCGTGCCAAATCCCACCCACCATATAAGAGATCCTTTATGTGCTTACTATCCGGCTCAATTGTGAGTGTCCTTATGGCCTCGATGGATTTACTTTCATCTAATTTCCCCATCATTCCTCCCGAAGAACTTCTGAATCTTTATCCAAAGACTTGGTTTCTTTTGATTTTGTGAATAATTCTCACTTCTTGATTTCTTTTGAAATGTTTTACGAATTTGTTCCCATTGTTGTGAATAATCCTCACTCCATATATAATCACAACAATAACCACTATTTGGTAATAATGCCTGGTAAAGTTCTAAGATCTCCCTTTCGAGGTAAGGAGCAACACATTCATCTATATCATTAAATTTCGGGGGATCATCAAAAAAGGCACTTTTTCTATAAGGCTTTAATATCAAATTAGCGAAAACACATGCTTTTGCATAATAAGTAAAATTTTCTAAATCAAATTCGCCTTTTTTGTTTTTGTAGAACCCATCTATTTCGTCAACTGTAGTCATCATTCCTCCCTAGGCGTAACATCCACCATTCTTTTCTTAAAGTTCTCCACTAGAGCTCTTTTATGCTTATCTGTAAGAGCATTCCTATCGTTCTTCTTATCTTCATTTAGATCATACATTTTAGCTAGTGAGTCATATCCTTTTATGGCTGTGGAGTGATCTTCTTTAGCTTCTGCTTTTTGAGCATTTCTTAATATTCCCTCTGAAACAAGCTTCTTGTCAATTATCAACTCATCCATAACCCTTTGCTTTACCTCGTTTATTCTAACGGATATCTCACGGTTTTTGAGTAACAGGCTAGCTTCATTATTTTGAACTGCTTCACTACAATTCTCAGCGTCGTATGCGTGTCTGTATGCTTCTGTAGCATTGTCACATTCTAGGTACTTAGCCACAAAAGCTTCTTGCTTCCGTGTAAGGGCCATTAGTGTATTACCGAACTTTGGTTATTTTTTCCAATTACGAGACGAGAGTTAAAATACTGTTGAGCTCTTCTAACTATTTGATCATCTGTATCTATTAGGGTTGTAGATTCTAGAAGTGGTCCTTTTCCTGAGAATTCTACTTGGAAGGCTCCATTTACTCTATCTAGATCAAATCTATATTTTCCTTTACCTGCTGCTATGGGTTCTATTCTAGCTGCTAGTTTTTCTAGGCGTTCTGTAGTGAGCCATGGTTCATAGCGTGTGCAATCTATTGTAGGCACGAATTTAGCATCAGGGAGGAACTTTTCTAGCTCTTCTTTTGTAGCTTGTACAATATGAGGTTCTGGATTGGGAGTGGGTAGTTTATCTACCAGAGTAGGTTCTGGGGCATTTTCTGGCACTGCTGTGCGTGTGACACCGAGTCGGGCTAAGAGTTCTGGCTTTTTTCCAGTTGAATCTAGTCCTTGTTTTTTACATTCAGCCTTGAGCTGAAAATATGGCATATCTTCGTAATCTGACATAATAATCTCCTGTTTACTCTCTCACAGGGGGAGAGATACTATTTCTTTTTTCGGGTCATCTTCTTAGGAGGACGACCTGGCTTAGAATAAGTTCCTGCACCTTTAGGCATTTACTTTCTCCTGTAAAGTTCTACTAGTGAGAGTTTTTTCTTTTCTTTTACACCTTTTGGTGTTTCAAGTTTTCCTGGTGGTTTGTTACCACTAGTTCCTACAAACATAGTCATATTTTTGTCCCTTGTCTAGCGATTTTCTCTTGGGCCTACGAATGTAAGCTTTTTTTCTTTTAAATCTATAACCGTTTTGGAGAATATCATAAACTCTCTCCTTTTTTTTAGAGAGTAATCTATTTGCGCATTTGTGTCAAATGTATACTCCTAATCATGGATTAGTATCCATCCAACTTTAACAAGCATAGCTATAATTCCTATAAACAGCAATATTAGAACGGAGCCCATGGCAATATCTCCCAAACTTAAGGTACATTGATATGCATATATGGGACTGTCCATAGCTAATAACTCAGCGCAATATCCTGTTGTTTTTTCAAAAATAATCATATGTATACTCCTTTATCATCACACTTGTATTTTCTTTCCCAGACTTCACTATCAGATAAATCAAAGCCCTCCCTAAACTCCGCCAGCGCTGCCAGGCCCTCAGTTGCATAACAATTTGGATTACCCTCCAAGCTTTCCTTAGTTTCATAATATTCCAAAGCCTCCTGCACTTTTTGTAGTTTATTCATGATCTTTCCCCCTTTATTGCATTGATTGCTGCTTGGGCTATATCTCTATAATCACCATCCTCCATTAACCACCAATAATATCTATCATAATGCATTTTGCGAAATTTGCTTTCTAGTTTATCAATCAACTCCTCACTATCCAACCTCTTCCTAAACTTCCTGAGCACGTCGAGACCCTCCTGAGTCTTAGCCAAAAGCTCATACTGCTCACGTGTGGTAGTTCCCTCTACCAATGGACGCAAGTAACCATAGTTAGCCTCGAGAGCTTCTTGTATTTTCTGTAGTTTATCCATCATCTTTTTCCAATACTATACGTTCAATTATAGACACTTTAGGAATAGCCATATCTCCACACCCTGAAGCTTCTCCTTTACACCAATCAACTTTAAATTCACCGTGAAAGTGAGGAACCACCAGAATATATTGGTCTGTTTCACTTGCTACATATCCAATACTAACAATATGTAATTCTATTTCCTTTTCCAAATTTGTAAGGGTTTTCCATCCACTAGAACATCCAAAACTATCTACCCATGTTATTTTTTCAATATGCATCACTCTTACTCCTTAATCACATTGATTGCTGCTTGGGCCTTTAGGTAATCGTAGCCAATGGGTAGGTTTCACATTAAACTCACTTCTCAAAGTCTCAAATTGTCCCGTTTCCTTTTCAAAATATACTTTCTCTACTCCTATACCTCCCGGAAAATAAGCTAAAATAAAACTTTCGTCCTTTGGTGCAGTCTCTATTGGTTGCCACCCTTCACCCTCCTTAAGCTCCTTGAGTTCCGCTAGGGCTTCTTTGGCTTTAACAGTATCGTCAATTTCCATAAGCGATTTGTAATTATGCTGATTGTTAGCTTTGCTCGCATAGTACTCCAAAGCCTCTTGCACTTTCTGTAATTTATCCATTTTCCCTCAACACCTCTAATGCCGCATCTATTAACTCATTAATACTAACCTTATGCTCATCCTGTTCGAGCACTTTAGCAAAAGCATCAAAAAGCTTTTCACGCATCTCTGGCGTGTCTAATTTTTCTTTATCCATACCTTTATCCTTTACCTTTCTAAGCCCTGCGTTGGTTGTGGCTGCGTAGGAATGGGCTTGACTTCCTTAGCAGCCTTCTTTATTGCCTCAGCTATCTCTCTAGCTTCTTTTTTGATAGCCTCGTCATTAGTTCCAAATGTTATTTCTTCTTTTTCCATGTAACGATATTATCACAATTACTAGAAAAAATCAACTTTCTTTTCGATTTTCGATAGGTGACTTTTTGATTTGACAGTCACAACAATGAGTCATGTCTATCAAACCAGTGTCATTACATTTGCTGCACTTAGTCTTCATTTCTTGTTTAAATTCACCATTATCCGGGAATATAACTTTATCGCATATCTCGCATCTTTTGCCCTGAAGATAAAACTTCTTTCCATCTTTATGCCAATAAGTTGACGCTACCTGCGTGAATTTGTGCATCCCAAGTCTGCACATTAATGATTTAGTTGTCATAACTTCCTCCTTTTAGTTACTAATCCGCCACGCGGACATATTCTTCTTCGAAAAGATATTCCTTCTGGAAGAACAATTCGTAAACATTTGGAGCCACCTCGATAGGATCATGCTCTTCGTGTTGCAAAATAGCTGTATCATTTACTACCAAGAATAGACGCTTATTGTCATTGGCAGCGTCGCGCATTTCATACATCTCAACATTGTCGCTATATTCTCTAAACGCATGATAATGATTGCGACTTTCACCCTGAGCCAAGACGAGGCCTTTCGCAGCATGATAGCCATAAGCTTCACGCTCAGCGCTATTAAGCTTATCTACCACTTGGGCCGCTCCACGCGGAAGTTCCTTGATCTTTAACAAAGCTATATCCCCTTGATATGCCAAGTCTTTCATTTTTCTAAGATTTTTCATTTTTTAACTCCTTATTGATTGTTGTAAAATTTGTAGGCAATTTGGCATCGAACCAATTCTCTCCATCAGATCTGGATAGGTTCCATAAACAGATTGCTCGGCATCATTATTGATATTCTTACAGTTTATTGTAAATTCATGCCGAGTTCCATCCGCTTCTTCAGTCCCATTAATGACGTGGACGAAATGTCTATTTACCTCCCCGTCAGTATGGCAATAAAGTTTAACTGGCTCTCCCCATACATCCTTGGTGTCGATTAATTCACAAGCTCCAGTTGCGAGTAAGTGTTTGAAATACTCCTCCCCCCCGATCGTGACTGGGAAAC